GCAGGGGCTGGCCCGCGTCAACGACTTCGATGCCGTTGGATGCGGCCCAGTCGTTGAGCAGGCCGTTGTGGGCGAAATACAGGCCGGCCATCAGTCAGCCTCCGTAATCTGGATGAAGTCGATGCGTTCCTCGGGCAGGAGGATCAGGCCGTCGGCGCTGGTTTCGCCGGTGATGTTGTCCACGACGCTCGCGTTTTTGAGTTCCAGCCATTCGCAGGAGTAGGCGGCGAGTGTGCCGTGCCAGGTGACGTTGTCGATGCGGGCGACGATGCGTTTGCCGATGCATCGGCGCAGTGGGTGTCGTTCGAACATGCCGGTTCCTTTCGTCAGAAGGTGAGGAGGTCGTAGGTTTCGTATGCGCTGTGTTCGGGTTCAGGCGGCTCACAGGTTTCGAGCCCGTAGAGGGCCACGGTGATCGCCGCGACGCCGCTGATGTCCACGATCGATCTGCGCCGGTCCCATGCCTCGTTTTCGGCGATGACCTTGGTCACGCCGCCTTCGATGGCCTGGTCCACGAGCGGCTGTGGCGCGTGGATGAGCCGGTGTTCGCGCACCCGGTCTCGCAGGCGTCCGGTCGCGAGACCGATGTGGCTGCCGTCGATCTCATGGACGGTGAAGCCGAGCTGCTTCAGTGGTTCGATGAATTCCATGGCTGGGCAACCTTTGGATTGGATTGCCACCTCCCACATGCCGGATTCCTCGGCCAGATGCTGCATGTATTCGGGCACCCACATCAGGCCTTTGCGCCGTTCGCGCAGACTGACCACCGGGTTGCCGTTGGCATCGAGCACCGCTGCGGCGATCCAGCTGTGCGAGCGGTCCACGCTCACGTCGATTCCCCACACGGTGCGTGCACCGGTGGGGATTCGGATGTCGAATGGTTTTGCCAAGGTGTTCGTCCAATCGTTGACGTCGATGTAGCCCTCGACCTTCGCGGTGACCCATTGGCAGAGGTCTTCGGTCCGGTATCCGGCGTCGGTCATGCCGGGGATGTCGGCGAGCACGCCTTCCACCGTCTGCGAGCCGAATCCGATGCTGGGGTTGGATTGGAGTATCGCCTCCACGTCGTCTTTCGGGCAGTCGGGTTCGGCGCTCCATTCGAACAGCGCGAGCGAGCAGTCATGCCGGGCCGCGTATTCGGCGGCGTCCATGAGTCCTGATTCGACGGTGCGATGCCAGGCGTCGATGAATTCGATGGCCGCGTCACGCTGTTGAATGAGGACCACGCTGGTGCTGTCGCCCGCGTTGCTGATGCCCCACAATTGGCCGTTCCAGAAGCTCTTCATGGTCGGGCTCAATGCGTTCCATGCTGCCCAGTCCTTCTGCTCGCGCAGTTCGTCCATAATGACGCGGGCTGCCGGCTTGCCTCGCGCGTTCTTCGCGGCGCGGATCTCGTAGACGGCGAGTGCACGGCTTTTGATGTATTCCTTGCCGTTCGTGTCGCTCACTTTGGCGGTCGCGGCCTGCAGGGTGGGGATCGCGGCGGCCTGTTCCTCGATGGTCTCCGGCTGCGGGTCGCACCAGAGTTTCACGCTGTTCCATGGTTCTCGGGCGATGTCGAGGTTCTGCGCGGTGCCGACGATTTTAAATCTCAACGGGGGCACGCGGTCGGGGTGGCGTTGGCTGTCCACGTGCAGCCACCATGAGGCGAGCACGCTGGCCACCAGGGTCTTGCCGTTCTGCCGGCCGACGAGCACGATGATGCGCCGGTACCGGTAGGTGATCCCGTCCTCCAACAGCTCCAACGCGTGGATGAGCAGCCACTGCTGCCACGGGTAGAGTTCGATGTGCAGGATCTGGCGAGCGTAGTCGATGACCTCGAAGCCCAAGGATGTGTCCGGGGTGAGCTCGCGCAGCGGCTTCGTCCACAGCCTCGGTTCGGTGCGGCCGTAATGCTTCGACATGGCTGCTCCGATCCTCCCAGGTCTAGATGCCGAACTTGCGGCGACGGAACGCCGTGAGCTCGTCCACCGGCTCGCCGTCCGATTCGGCCGCTGCGGCGCCGGCGTACTCCTTGAGCTGTTTCCTCGCCGCGGGCGTCGCGCCGAGCTCTCGCAGCACGTTCATCAGGTGAGGCACCAGATACAGGGCCTTGGTGACCTCCTGCCCCTGGCCGTGGCGCAGCGCGTAGTCGATCTGCCGGGCCACCGCCCGTCCGGTCGCCACCAATGCGGAATCCGCGTCGGTGATGGCCAGCGCCTTGAGCGTCGCCTCATAGCTGGCGGTGATGCCCTCATGATCGCCAGGCTTGTCCAATAGGCGCATGCGTTTCTCGCTCAGGGACAGGCACGTGCTCATGGCCGCGGAATCACCCTTCTTGGCCAATGGGTATTCGATCCTGAACATGGCGTCGATGCGTTCCAGCTCGAGCTGGCGTTCGGTGTCGTAGTCCTTGCCCTTGCGCTTCTCGGCCAAGGCACGGCGTATCGCCGCCTCGGCCGACGTGACGGTCTTGAAACCAAGCTCGTCACGAATCCTCTGCAACGGTTCGGCGCCCATGAACATGTCAAGAGCCCGCTGATCCTTGGAAGCACTCATAATCAACCCCCAATCAGCCGAACTGGCGGCAAAACAACCCAATTACCAACCAAACAACCCGAGCCACCGGAAAACAACCGGAAAAGACCAGTAAAAATACGCCCCTCAGAAACGGCGGAATAAAGCCGATTCCGAGCCCTCGCGCGCGATAGGGTGGCCAGGTCAGGAGAGGGAGGAAAAGTGCGCGCGGGAGGGTGGGCCTACCGACATCGGTCTGCAAATCCGCACTCCCCTACCCCACCGGCGAGGCAATCACACACCCAACGACGTGTAAACGATCGCTCCGGACATGCGGAACGAGTCAAGCACCATGTCGATGTGCTCATTGCGCTCGCCGACATGCAGCACGGCGCTGGCGCGACGGCCACGGGCCGGACCGATGGGCGCGAAAGCTTCAAGCCTGCCTTGCTGCGCGGTCACCGATCGCAGGTGGCCGTTGTTGGCGATCGTTGGACGGAGCTTGGCCTTGCGCACGAGATGCCGGACGCTGTTGTATTCGGCGCGCACCGGTGCCATGTATCGGCCGATGATCAGTATCGTGCATGACGGATCCTCGTCGAGCATCATGGCCAATCGTTGGCAGATGCTGTGGTCGTTGTCCATGACGCAAGTCCTTTCGTATGTAGCTCATCACCACCAGGCGGGGATGACGTCGCCCAGATCGAGCCGAGGCTGGCCGGCGCCGCGCTCGCGGTTGCATTTGCGGTGTGAGTGGCGGAAGCCTGCGGGATCGTCCTGCAGGTCTGGATAGTCGCGCACCGGGTAATAATGGTCGAGCTCATGGCTCGCGTCCGTGGTGCCGGGCGGCACGCTGTAGTCGATGCGCTTGTGGCAGATCCAGCAATCGGCGGCGGGGCTTCCCTCGGAGTCCAGGCGCTTGCCTTCCTCGAAGAACGCCTGCTTGGCTTTCTCGAAAGCACGGTTATGCGTACGGTTGAAACTCATGCGCCGACCCTGAAGAATTTCGAGGAGATATACGAAAGGCCACCTCCATGATCTCATGGAAATGACCAACTATAGACATGTATACGTGGACAGTTCGCATTTGTCAAATCCCGTGAACAGATTCACCGATCACCCATCCTTGCGCACATGCGCTTGCCACACATCCCACACCAGGAACACCGGGCGCTCGCCGTCCATTCCCACCGGCTGGATAAGCCCGCGAGCGCCCCAATGTGAGATTGTGTTGCTCTTGATATCGATGCCCCATGGTTGTAGTAGGCGGCTGATTTCGGCTGCTGTTCCTCGTGATTCTCCGACTGCGAGTCTGAGCATGCTGGCGCGTTGGATGTCTTTGATGCGGTATTCTCCGGAGCATCTGTCGCATGCCTTGTACCCGGATTTAAGTTCGAGTTCGTCGCAGCGCAGTTCGAACCCGCAGGCTGGGCACCAGCCGATCATTTTGGTTTCCGGTGGCGGGTTGAGTGTGCGGTCGAGCCTGATGGCGGCCTGTCGGGTCAGTTCCACGATGGCGGGCATGTCGGGCCGGTTCAGGAGTCGTGGCTCGTAGCGCATGATGCCCTTGAGCAGTGAGACCGTGTCCATGTGCCGGTAGCGCAGGCCGATAGCCGTGGCCAGTGATTCGACGAGCCGGTCGATGTCCTGTCTGAGTTGCCATGCGCCCAGATTCAACGGGATCGGCGCCACGCTCCTCGTGCCGTGGCCGGAGTGGCGGGCCATCACGCTGGCCTTGCGTTCGGCGATCAGGCACAGCACCCCGTAACCGTCCGCCAGCGAGCGCAGGTCGTGGTGGAATCGTTTGGCGGTGGTGGTTGATGCCATGATGCCCCTCTGGTCTTGGTGGTGTGTTGGTTGCGTGTGGTTGGCATCAGGCCCGTGTCCATTGTCTCATGCCTGGTGTCGTCTTGCGGGTTCCCGTTGTCTAAATGAAAGTGCAACACCCGTTAGATTGGAAATTGCCTAGAAAACCAGTCCGAAGGGATGTCGC